TTATCAGTATGTGTGTTGGTTGGGTAGTTCTTGCATTATTTGCCGAAGGATTACTTAGACTCATTGGGGTTATTCCACCTCTATTTCCATGGCTCAAAATCACTCTGAACTAATATTTTTAGTTCCTTGGTTTGTCCTTATGGGCATTGCTTTATCTATGTTTGTACAAGGTTGGATGATAATGAATGCTCATCGCGGGTATTCAAAAAGTCCAAAAGTGAAGCATCCAGAAATGAATGACGTTAAAGCAGGAGATCCACTACTAGTGATTAGATTCACCGACAAAGATCTAGAAGAGTTGCAAGAAAGAGTTCTACGTCAAAAAATGGAAGAACTCTTTGAAGAACCATCAACCTACGAAGACGATGATGACGACGACGGAATGGTTCATATTCATTGATTTTCTTTCACACATGCTCTACATGTTTGTAGCGTTCATGTGTGGAATTATTATTGGTTACATAATCGGTTTTAGAAATGGAGGAATGTAATGAATAATATCATTTTCCCCACAATTATTATCTTTATAACTATCATTGGGTTTATAACTTGGGGAATTACCCACGCATATCCATTATGAAAAAAATTGCTTTTTTAGCTTCGCTTTTGTTTACATTCCCAGCCATTGCAACATCAATAGAACCAACGCAACCAACTGTAAAACCATATAGTTTGGATGCAATGGGATGTATGATACTTTTAGAGTGTAATGAAGGAGTTGAAAAACTCACAGAAGAAACAAAAACTTTTGATCACTCAGATTTTGATCCATTCCGAGAAGAAATTTTAAGAATCATCGCTGCTCTTAATAAGTTAGATGTTGGAGTTTATCTCGCACCAAGTAGATATTTCACTCCAAGAACTGTTGGAATTTATAAACCAAAGTATAATCGTTTCTTTGTTAATGAACAACTTTTGAGAGACCCTAGGGAGTTTCTAGGAACAATGAGACATGAGGGTTGGCACGTTGTTCAAGATGCAATGGGTGGTGGATTGGATACAGCGTTTATGGCTCAGGTTCACCAAGATTCTGAGATTCCTGCTTGGATCATGAAAAATACTAGATTGACTTATGAATCTATGATGCAGAGTCGTGCAGTTCCATGGGAAGCAGATGCAAACTGGGCAGAGGAGCAGCTCAATCATACCGCCAGACACCTCGAAATGATCCTAGAAGGTCCACTCTGGGAGCAAGTGACACCAACACCACTAACCAAAGATTGGTTGATTGGATGTGGTTTTATGAAACCAAGAGATGGACTCTATCCATACTATCCAAATAAAAAAGCACAGTATTGTGTTGAAGGTAAATTTTAAGTAAACACTGAGGATTTCAAATGAGCAGACTCGATCATTTTTCAGACTACGAACTTAAACTCCTTGCAGATGCTGTATGGATGAGGCAGAGACGTTTTATTGCGGGAGATAGGAGATTCCGAGAGTATGGTGAAATTCTCGATGAGATTCGTGAAAAGATCGATTATGTTCCAGGAATTTTTGCATAATGTTACTCGGTAAGATTTTATTGTTTGTTTCAGTTCCTTTCGTCTTAGCAACACTCTATTTCGGGACACGAGGAGGGTACTATGATACCAAAGATTATAAGGGAAACGGAACCGCGCATTAAACAGCGGTATCACTTTGCTGCTTCCGCATTTGTAAGAATGTGGGGGCACAGTTCTTTAAATGACCACCGCATCATAGACTTCTGTGTTGAATGGGCACACAAGACTGAAAATGCTCCATTAGATAGCAGTGTGCTTGACCAGTATTTTTATTTTGAGTTTAAGACTTGGAGGGGATATTAATGGGACACTTTGCACGATGGGTATTAGAAAACCCCATCACACTTGGATTTATTGGATACATTCTGATTGTGCTGCCTATTATGGGTATCTGGGCAATACACAAATACAACTGGCAACACTGGGCTCCATTTGACAAAGGGCATAAGAAGTAGTATAATTAGCCTATATTTTTTCTTTGTTATGGCACACTACAAACCATACTCACCTGAGTGGCATCGCAAACGCTACTTGAAGGAAGCGTTGGACAAATATCTTGATGAATACATCGATAACGAGGTAATTCTTGAAGACATCTCTGATATCTTATCTGAAAGATCTGAACGAGCATATGAAGAATTCAGTAGGATCAATGACTTAGAGGCGATGATTAACGCTAAATAACCTTATATGGAGATTGCATATGCTTTCTACACAATACCGTCTTCGTCTTGAAGCAATTTGTAATAAGATTGCTTTTCATGAAGAAGTTAGTTTGGAAGATATGATTTGGGCAGAAAAGTTGGCAAAGTCCAACCGCTCTGCTGCTACGATTCTCAGACAGGCGAGAAGAAAAGCAGAGAATCCTGATATGCAAGAAGGTGATATGGATGACTTCTTGAATCAACTTGACATTGGCGGTCTTGGTCATGAACGCTTTGGTAAGCGTGGATTTGATAGTGTAGACGATATGATTGACTGGTGGACAGAAGGTAGAGACAAACCAGACGATTGGAGGCAAAGAGATTGACCTACGAAGAGTTTGTTAATAAAAGTCCAGAGCACTATATGGATATGGTGCGCTTGATTGATATCAAACAAAAATATCGTATGTCGCTTACAGAAGAAGAAAAAGAAATCAACAAACATATTTTAGAATTTCAACAACAATCTAAACTTAATGAGTTGAGAGACAAGTTCCAAAAATGTTGGGAGATTGACCAATGAGACCTCTCGTACTTGCTGCCTGCTTTACTCCGATTGCAGCAATTTACGTTATGATGAAAGTAGCAGTGTGGATGTCAGCCGTTAGTCAGGAGTCATCTTATGTTCGAAAAGAACCATTTAGAAGAAGAGGACCCTACATGGAAAACCCATATGCAGACGTTGATGCGGAGGAAGAGGAGTATGGAAGTCGCACAGATTATAGATGAAGCGATTAGAGAGTATTATTCGCTTCATGGAAAAGAAGTCCCTAATTGGAAGATGCAGAAAGATCCCCAGTGGTGGATTGATTATTTGCGAGAGTTAGAGGAAGAATAAATATTTGTAAGACGCATTAATGCTTATGCTGAAATACTCCACTCCCGACGAGTACCTGTTTGATTTACAGACTTGTCGCCCGTCTGAGGCAAAACGAGAGTGGAGAAAGATGATAAAAGATAAATGGGGAAATAAATGTGCCTATTGTGGAGAAGAAAATAATCTAACAATTGATCACGTTGTTCCTCGGTCAAAGGGTGGAACTGATTTTGTGACCAACGTTGTATGTTGCTGTCAGGATTGTAATCAGGATAAATCACATAAACCATGGGAAGAGTGGTACTCTAATCAAGAGTTCTTTACTCAACAAAGAAAAGATGATATATTAAGATGGATGAATGCGGAAAACAATACTGCTCTCTATCGTTACAAACCAAGAAAAAATATTGCGTATTAAGACATGAAAAACTTTACTGTATATTCGAAAGACGGTTGCCCATATTGCACAAAAGTAGAACAGGTGTTACAATTATCTGAGTTACAACATGTCGTTTATAAACTTGGTAGAGACTTTACTCGTGAAGAATTCTATCAAGAGTTTGGAACGGGGTCTACTTTTCCACAAGTGGTAGTGGACGACAAGAAAATTGGCGGATGCTCCGATACAATTAAATATTTGAAAGAGAATAGTTATGTATGATTGGAGACAATGAGCCTGGTTTAGGTCTAAATAAGAAAGAAGAAGCATCCCAAATTAATAGAGGATTTGAGTTACTTCTAAGAAATAAAAACAGGAGGGGAAATCAGGAAACACCAAAAAGTTTCAGAGTAACTTTTGGAAAAGTGATTTCTCTCTTTAACCGAGAAATACACTTTCACTTTGATACTTTTTTAGACATTAGAAAAAGAAGTAAGTCTCGGGAGTAAAAAGATGTTAGCAGTAACACTCACCATCGGAACATTAGTTTCAATTATGTTTTTCTTTTTGGGTGGAGTAATCGGATGGATGGCAAAGGAACACTTTTATCAGACAGCACCCGTATATACTCATCCTGAGATGTTTGATTCTAATGGAAACATTATACCCGACGAAATTTTAGCAGTAAGGTTTGAAAATGACTATGACTTTAATTCAGAAGACGAAGAAGAAGACTGAAACTATTGTACAGCTTCCACAAAATCCCCTTGCATATGAAGTTCTAGAACTTGCATCAAAGCAGAGAAGTAGAGCCAAAAAGGTTGAGGTTCTTAAAAAGTATTCTCATGATTCTTTGAAAGCAATTTTTATCTGGAACTTCGATGAAAGTATCAGAAGTGCTCTACCAGATGGTCCAGTTCCATATAATACCTTTGAAGATACTGCCACACAGAGCGGAACTCTCTCAGATAAGATTAACTTCGCAGTAGACTCTCTGGATAGAGCAAACAGTTCTTCCATGAATGAAGCATCTGGTAGAATTCGTTCAAGTCTCAGAAAAGAGTGGACAAAACTTTACAATTTTGTCAAAGGTGGTAACGATAAACTCTCTGGTCTCAGAAGAGAAACTATGTTTATTAACATTCTTGAAACACTTCACCCAAGAGAGGCAGAGATCCTTATACTGGTTAAGGACAAGAGATTGACTGAAAAATATAATATTAATCAGGAAATCGTCCAAGAAGCTTATCCAGATATTAAATGGGGGAATAGAACTTGAACATACTACATAAGGACTGCGATCTATCAGTTCATAACACAAGAGATCTTCCTTATGATTCCTACGTAGTTACATACCTTGATGATGGTAAACTCTGTTACGACATTGTACAACCAAGAAAACAAGTAGAGATATTCGATTATTATTGGGACCGATATAGGGAGGATTTTAAACCACCTTGGTATCAGTCAGAAGGAAGAGTTAACCCAAAACTTTGGGGTAACGTTGAAAAGAAATCTAGTAAAGGAAATAAATCAAAATGAGTGCTGGATTTGGAGGCAATCCCAACGAAGGAAGAACAGGAAAGGATGCCAAAATTACAATTGACATCGATGCAGTCGCAAAATTAACTAAGAAATATAAAAAATTAAAAAGATATATGAAGTCTCCAATGTACGAGTTGAAAACTATGTACGGAACCGAGGACATTATTACTGGACTTTTGAAGGAATTAGAGGAAGACGAGGAGCAAATCTAAAATAATAGTAAAAATGGTATCTCATTTTACAAACGATATTGCCTAGATAGTATTGTCATCGTATAATGACAGCACGTTCATCCTATGACAAAAGCACTTTTGCTTTTAGCATGGGTTCCACTTCTTTCTGTTTCAACGCCACAACTACTTCAAAATCCATATCCTGTGACTATAAGTTGTGACGCAGCGTGGGAACTAATGGATATCGTTAAAAACGACGATATAGTACATCAAAGAATGGAAGACCGATTGCTTTTAGAACTACGAAGAGACGTAGTTAAGAAGTGCTAAAATTAAATAGGACGCAAG